CGCTGCTGTCGGGTATGTTCTTTATAATCTCTAAGCAATCGCCATAAAATAACTGTGTCAATCCCTCTTTCCTCCTTGCGTTCGATGGTAAAACAAAAGGCCCGCGCACATTTGCGCAGGCCCTTTTGCAGATTCCTTTTTCCTTCGATTTTCGGATTGTATTTATCATATCATAGATAAAAGGGATGTTACAGGGCAGCAATCGGGCGGCAATCGGGCAACTTTTTGCACCTGTCAAGTCCCTGTGCGCCCCGCTACGGGTAATTTGTGATAGTTCCGGTCACTATTTGCGCCTATCTCTTTTCCGTGGGTTAAAAAACGGATCATCTTCAAATTCCCTGGTAACTTCCCTAAATACCTTCCAAAAAATCACGCCTACCATCACAAACACGCCCAGCGATAAAGCCGCGGTTATTGCAGTTTGAATAACAAAAGCCGGGTTTGTGGTTAAATACTCCATCAGTTCTATAATTTCCTGTGCGGTTCCTTCAAACATTTTATACTGCTTCCTTTCTCTTTCTGCCCCTTACCCGTCCGGCTCCTACGGCTGCCGCGCTGCCAAACATACAAACAGCCATATCATTCACAATCCGGCTGCGCCATCTGCGGGCGGTGCGTTCATCTTTCAGCAAGCCCATTTTGTCCAGGGCTTCCGCGATTTCCTCAAAGGTGTACGGCTTGTCCTGCTTGTGTCCCTGCGCGTCCTCTCCAAAATAATACATCCTGATAACGTTAAACTCTTTTCGATTCCGAAACAGTCTGATCACTCGGTCTACTTCGTCAAATCGCGCCTTTGTTTTGTGGTACTGAATCGCCTTTTGCCTTTGCAGTTCCTCTATGATTTCATCGTCGGTTTTTGTCCCGTTGTAACCGCCGCTACCGGGCGAAAAGGAAACAATCCCTTTGCTTTTGCCTTGCAGCTCTACTTTGATATATTCCGCTTCATTCTCCACAAGCGCGGCCAGCTTTGTGTAATTGCACAGCAGGGCTTCCATAGCCTTGTAATAGTCCACTTCCCCCGCGGCGGTTTCAAAGCAAACTGCGCTTGCCGTTTCCTTTGCTACCTCGCGGATCAGCTCTTTCACTTCATCGGTTATCATGCTCTTGTGTGCCATTTGTCCCATCTCCCTTTGTTGGATATTCTGCAAATATTCTAAAATCTTGTATTTTGTATTCACTGTTTAAACAAATTTCGCGGATTGTCTGCTGCGCTTCTTCCAGTGTGTCAAACGGTGGGCAATCAAAACGGATATAGGCCAGATATTCCCCTTGTCGCTCGCTGTATATCCCATCGACTTCCGCAAAAATTAGATACTGCATCCCGCTACCTCCTACCACGCCAGCGCGTGAAATACCAACTTTACGGCTCCAATCGCTCCCGCCGTTACAAGCGCGATTATTGCCACCAAAACAAGCACCGTCATTACCCCCGATATGATTTCTGTTATCTTTTTGCTGTTCATTTCTCTGCTACCTCTCTTTTAAGTTGTTGTATAGCCTTTCGGCTTCCGGGCTTACCTCGCCCCACTCAACTTGATTTTCGTCCTTTTCAAGCATCCGCGCCGCTGCCCGTATCGTTCGCACCATTTCCCCGCGGCCTATCGGCGCTTGTCTTTCCAGCCTGTCCGCAAGGCTGTACAGCGCCTGCAATGCGTCCGCGTGGCTCTTATACTCTAACTGTTCGGGTTTCCCGGACGGTTGCGGCTGTGGCGCTGTTGGTGTTACCTTTGGCGGCTGTGCGGCTGCCGGCGGTGTTACCTTTGGCGGCTGTGCGGCTGCCGGCGGTGTTACCTTTGGCGGCTTTGGCTTTTTGAGTGCTTCGGCTCCCTCTGCCTTGTATGCTTCCAGCGTTGCCGCCTGTTCCGCTTCACTTTGCCCTGATAGTTCATAGGCGGTTGTAATCCCGATATTTCCCGCCTTAAATTCCTCTTTAAATTCCGGCGACAAATTTTTATTGATACTTTCCATTCGCCCCATCTGTGCGGGGGAAACATCCAGCATATCCGCTACAATCTCCCGCATACGGCCCTGGAATTTATAGCCGTCCTTTTTGAGCGCCTGCAATATCTCTTTTATCCGGCCCGCTTGGTAGGTCTTTTCGTAGTCTGTCAGTTCCCGGGCGGCAGCGTTGGCATACAGCAGTTTTAATTCCGATATGGCTTTGTTCTCGGTCAGCGCTTCCACTTTGCAGGGCAGGGTTTTAAATTCCTGGTTCCCGCTCTCATACAGCAGTTTGCAAGCCTGATAGCGCCGTTCCCCGCTTATGATCTCATAATAGCCCGCCTCGTCTGCTTCCTTTACGTCAAGGTTATGTAATAGCCCCAGCATTTCAATATTTGCCGCCAGTTCTTCTATTCCGCGGATTCCATATTGATTTTTTTTCGACGGTTTCAGCTTATCAATAGGGATATGCCGGATTTCAAACGCTGGGCGTTCCTCCATCTTTTTCGATTGGCTGTTCAGCAGATCGGCCATCGTAAATTTAGCCATTTACAGCGCCCCCTTTTGTGATAGTTCCGGTCACACTTTTGGTCAGGTATTCGTCCACCATCCACAAATAGTCCTTTGTCGCTGTGCAGCTCTTTGAATGGATCGGCAGGGGTTTGCCCGTGAAGGTGCTTTCGTCTACCTTTACCGTTTTGCGGATTACCGTATCAAACAGCGGCAGGCCCGTGTATTCCTTCAAAAATTGTTGTCCCAGCGTATGTACATTGTTTCTTTGCGCCATAGTAATAAGGCATCCCGATACTTTGATTTTGGGGTTAAACTCTTTCACCGCGTCTACCTGTTCGATCAGCTGTTCGATGCCGTCAAAGGCAAATTTATCAACTTTCATAGGGATGATAATATCATCCGACGCGACAAGGGCGTTAATAACTCCCATATCTAAGTCCGGCGCGTTGTCTATTACGGCATAGTCATACAACGCCGCTACGTCGTCCAGGGCCTTTTTTAAACGGGTCTGCTGCGGTCGGGTGCAATCCATCAGGATTTCTTTGTCGGCTCTCAACAGGTTCATGTTTGCGGGCAGTACGTCCAGCCCTTTGTATTCCGTCTGCACCACCGCTTCCAGCGTCGGAAAGCCCTTTTCTGTCAACACTTCCGCCAGGCTCGGGCGCTTATAGCTATGCACCCCGAAAAATTTGCTGGTGTTGCCCTGCTTATCGTTGTCCACCAGGAGAACGCGGTTCCCCATATCCGATAGGATATAAGCCATGTTGATAGCGGTAATGGTTTTTCCTACGCCGCCCTTTAGATTGATGATTGATATAGTTTTCATTTGCTTTCCTTCTCTCTGCCCTGTGGGCTTACTCTTGTGCCTGCCGCTCTTTGTATTGCTCTATCATGCTTTTAATGCCCGGTATCAGACTAGCAACAAACGCCGCGGCGACGGTCTTTACCTGTTTGGCGACGTGGTTATATGCTTTTACGATCCTCTTTTTCACTGTCCAAAACGGCAGCGCGGGCGCTAAATTTTGATACAATTCCGCATAACTGCCATACCGTTCAACGGCGCGGGCCATTTCTTTCGCTTGGTTCTTTTGGATTTTGTGCGCCATCAGCAGCTTTATAAATCGTTTCCGCGTCACGGCTATTCCTCCCCCGGTTCAAAATCACAGCAAAACGAATCATAGCTGAGCGCGCAAAGGCTACCGATATTGCATTTCCAATAAGGATTGTAATGATTGCAAAGTACTAAGTGCTTGCACTCCCTGCACCTTCCAATCGGTGGGGCTGGGCGGGCGTTCCATTTCTTTATACTTTCCTTTTCTCCATCTTCTCCCCATTTGGTGCTTGTCAATCTTGCCCCGCACTTTGTGCAATATACATGGTGCGGCCAGCCCATATCTTCAAGCCTTGATTCCCCCCGACAAAACGGGCACGGCAGCACAATCCCCTTTGCGGTGCAGTCCTCCTGCGCCTTCTTGTCGCCCATCAAGGCGCGGCGGACAAGTTCTTTTTCTGTCATGGTTGTTCCTCCTTACAAATCTCCAAAAAAGCGTCTATATACATCCAGGACAAACAGCTTTAAAAGCCTGTCCTTCACTTCCGCTTCGGTCAGCTTCTTGGCTTCGATTCCCCCGCGGCTCTCCCAGGCTTCAAACCAATTCCCGCGGCGGG